ATTGTCTATTGCATCTTTTTGAAGTAGTACGTGACAGTCGAGTATTAATACGTATTTACCCATAGCATAATCAACAATTTCGTACTTATTAAAAGAGCTGATATTACCATTATTTTTTGCTATATATTTTCCTCTTCCATTCATCCCGGTTTCTACTAGTTTTTTAACTTCTTTACCGTGTTCTCCGCTTGGGTTTGTATCAAGAACTATGTATTCAACAGCATCAGAATTGCATATTTCGTGATACATTCTAAGTGACTGTATTGTAAAGAATACACCATCGTAATCATCATATGTGGCCATCCCAACTGTTAATATTTTCTTCATCAGCCGGGAGCCTCATAGAATCCTATATCAAATCCTTCTCTAGTACAATCTTCTAGAGTTTTTTTCATTCCATATTCTTTTAGGTGGTTCTCTATATAGATACACATATTTTGTTCTGTCTCTGGCCAATTGTTTTTACAAAAATGACACAATTTTGTGCATTTCCAGTGACTTCTATCGTAGGAAAGGGGCTTTGGTGTGTTATTTTCTTGTATTTCTTGAAATCTATTTTTGAGCATTTTCAAAAATTTATTTTCATCTTCCTTTGAGAAACAAAGACTAAACGGAGATGGGTCTGGATTTCCGTCCTTATCTTTGTAGAAAAATATGCTCATAATTCTATTGGGGAATTCTGGATATAGCTTAGAAATAGCATAATAATATAGCAATAATTGAGGGTCTTTTTCTAATTTACTATAATCTTTAATTTCTCCAGTAGCCCAATCCATTCTTCGTCCTGTCTTCCAGTCTATTACTTCTATCGTGTTATCGTTAATTTTTGTTACAAGATCAATTGTACCCTTTATTGCTAGCTGCCCTTCTATTTCTTGACCATTAGGTAAAGTATATTTAAACCTAGCCCAATCTTCTTCAATCGGTATATCAAAGTGGGGTTCTGGAAAATGTATGTTTCTTTTTCTTGGGTCAAACTGTCCGTCCCCATGATTAAGAAAGCACCAAGCTGTTTTATTTATTTCTGATCTATCGCTTTGAGAAAATTGATGAACAGATTTTTTCTCATAAGAATCTATACTGAGATCAACAAGTGTATTTACAAGCTCGTCTGTATGTAGTTCTGTTTTTTTACACTTAAATTTTCCGATAGCGTCGTCATCTACTTTTAAAAATTTTACTTTCGGTTTATCCTGTTCGTACTTCTTTAGCCCAGCTAATACTTCCATGACCTTATGGACCATAGTTCCCATGTCTGCTTTTTTTCCACTATCAGATTGATGACCTAAAACATAAGTAATGAAATATTGCATTTGGCAATAGGCATAGTTATTATAACTAGAAGATCTAACATAAGTAATAAGCATTTGTTAAGATCTCCAAAGTGGGCTAAGGTTATAAATTTCTGACATTAATTCTTTTATAGAATAGTCAGAATTATCTATTATGATATCAAAATTATCCCAATTATAGTTTTCGTAATCAAGAGAAGATTCGCAAACATGTGTGCTACCCTTGGTGTTTCTATTTAGTCTAATCACCAAGCCACCAGCATTATGTATGGCATCTACCTCGTTGGGAAATCTAACATCTGGAATTAATGATATTTCTGATTCATCTTTTAATATTTGTGATATTGTGTAATCAACCCACACTGTATCTTTTATGCCTCTCATGACATCGGTTCCAAAGTATTGTAAAAAATCTCTAGCACTCATTCCATATGGAGTTTCTGTATTTTTTTGATCATCCGTTCCGTAAACTTGCTCAGGTGTAAGATTAAATAAATCGACACAAATTGATTTAAGATAATCTGCAAAGTGATAAATCTTTACTAAGGGCCAAATATTAGGCTCTGCATAATAAACATATTCTTCGTCTTTTCGTGTTAGATCTAATACTCCCCATCCAGACTTACCATTAGAATCTTCTGTTTTGACATGAAGATCTCCCTTATTATTGATATCAAAATCTTCAATAAGAAGATTTTCTTTTAAAATTTTCCCACCCATAATATTAGCAACGGTGTTTTTTCCAGACTGCTTTCTTCCAGATATTCCAATTATTTTCATTAGTATAGCCCTTTTAAGTTACTTAGTATCATTTTTTTAATTTTCGATGTTGACATATCACCAATGTCTTTACTTGACAATCTTGGGAATATTAGTTTATGACTTCTGTTTAATTTTCTGTATATCTCCATTGCGGCTTCTCTTCCGGCTTGATCGTTATCCATTAAAACTACTATTTTGGTCACACTTGTTTTCATTAGCTTACTTATTTGCGCTTCAGATATGCTTTTACCAAAGACACTGACAGCGTTTTTCACCCCGGACTCATATAGTTTCCAAACATCTCCCTGACCTTCTGTTATAAAAATACATGACTTATCTTGCGCTTTTTTAATAGCTCTATGGTAGTTATAAAAGTAATTACTTTTATTAAAACCTGTTGGATAAAATAAAAATTTAGGAGATCTGTAATGCTTGGTAGATCTTCCTATTAGGCCAACAAGTTTTTTGCCTTCACTGTCATGTATCGGTATGATAGCTCTTTCTTTCATTATACCGTTTTCTTCACAATCTCCCACTGAAAAATATTTAAGAGTAGATTTATTGAAACCCCTGCTGTTAAAGTATTCTGATGGTATATTAATATTATAGTTATTTGGTATTTCTACGTCTTTTATTTGCTTATTCTTTGTTTTAAACTGCTTTATTAAGATGGCAAAATCGTCTTCATCTTCTGAGTCTATTGACGAAGAGTACGAAGAGTAGTTTGATATGTTGAATTCAGACGCAATCCATTTCAGAACATCTTTAAATTCTAGATTTTTCCCTTCTTTAGCAGATAAAGCTCCGTGTATTATGCCAAATATGTCGTTTTGGTACTCATACTGACAGTCTCTCGTCCAACATTTCCATATAAATTTGTCCAAAGAAAAAGAAAAGGCTCTTGGGTTGTCACTTCCTTCGTGTATCGGACATGTTGAGTAAATATTATTATTAAATACTTCATACTTCATGTCAAGCTTTTTAAAAACAATTTCAGCTTCTGTATTAAGTTTCTTTTTCAGTTTCTTCAAGTTCATTTTTTATTGTTTCCATTCCGTCTGAATTAACTAATCCGGTATCCCCAACGGGTTGATTCTTAAATTCATTTCTAGTTTTTAATTCTATTAATTTTGCATGAGATCCAACCATCTGCATATTTATATAATCTCCATCATCCATTCCAGCGCCATGCCTAGAAACAATTGGAACTAATTTTCTATTGCCAGCATTAGGACCATCCTCTGCTAATTCTTCTGGAGATTTAGCTTTAAATATGCTGAATGAAGTACATAACCATATCAATCGATCTGAACCACTCACCGCGTCTGTACTTTCTTTTGTAATTCCATCCCTGTTTAGCTGCACAAACGATAGACAGGGTATGTCTAGCTTAACACATAAATTATGCAGAGAGGTAATTTGAAATCCTAACGCTTGATACTCTTGAATATTATTAGTAATAGAAGATGATGACATTAACTTTAAATAATCGTATATTATTAAGCATTCATTTGTTTGTCCTGATTCATCTGTCTTTACTTCTTGTACTATCCAGCGCTTAATTATGTTTAGTATTTGATCAAATGGCTTTCCAGCCACGCTAACATAACTATACGGTATAGATTCTAATTTGGATACAGCTTCTCTTACTTTTCTTTCTTTGTCTGCATCGTCTACAAATTTCCCTGTGGCAACTTCATTAATTGGTGTTCCGCTAATATTAGCAATTAATCTATTTAGATGATCTTCTTTAGACATTTCGGTGTCTAGCACAAGAACTGGTATACCTAATGAAGATACATTAAGGGCAACATTATCAGCGAATACTGATTTACCAACCTTTGGTCTCGCAGATACAAGGTCAACGCATTTTCGTCTAAGACCACCGCCAATGGCTTCGTCATATCTAGAGAATCCCGTTGGTATACCAATGATATCGCATTTATTTTCCGACAGGAATGTGACATAATCATCTACTCCTTCTCCTATTTTTTCTGGATTTTCTCCACCATCGTCCTCTCTTAAAAAATCCGTTACTGGATTTTCTAATATTCCTACAATTTCATCTATGCTTTCATTTCCTGTAACCTTGTCAACATCGTGGTGTATTTTTAATGTTAAATTTTTTATTTTTCTAGCAAACTCAAATTTCTTTATTTGAACAGCAAAGCCCAAGATGTTATCTTTATTTACAATAAAGCTTTCTAGATTTTTAATGTATGATAGTTCTTGTTTCGTATTAATGACATCAATAACTTTTAAAGATTTAGCAGCAGACAATATAGATGGTATGTCTACACTGTTTCCGTTTTCAATTATTAACCGAAGACACTTGTAAAGAATTTGATTGTTTGGATTAACAAAAGTATCTTCATTAATAATATCGGATATCATAACGTAGCAATCGATTCCATGCTGCATCAATCCAGCAAGAACCGCTCTTTCTGCTCCAATATCGTTTAAATTTTCAGACATTAACCAGTACACCTATCGCATCTGTAATACTCACCGTAAACAAGGCTAGAATTTACCTTTTGACTCTTGCCACAGACGTGGCAGACTACATCCTTCTTACTTGGGGGTTTTCGACTTCGTGGCGTTCTTGCGGTGGTAGGCGTTTTAATTTCTGAGTGTTCTTTTCCATTGTCAACCCATTCATTTTTTGTCGCTTGGACACGCTCTCTCCTGCCGTTTTGCTTCATGGTATTAATTTTACTACGCTTCATTGTAAAATCATTTGGTAGTTCTGGAACTTCTTCAGGTACTGGTTCTTGTTTTACATTTTTGCTATCATTTATACCCAGAGCTTTTATTAAAGCCGCTTTTTGTTCTTCGTTTAAAGTGTCAACAAAATCTTTCATACTCATAATCTTTTACCTTTCTCCATTAGTATATCGCCTTTTCTTTTGAGTTCATACACTTTGCCTTCAAGTTCTTGAACTCTAGCTTCTGCTACCTGTTTATAGTTGTCTATAGATGTGGCGTATTCATTTTCAACAACTATCATTTGCATTCTCATTTCATGCTTGGTATATGGACTAAATTTTTCATGATATTTAGCAACCATTTTTTGCAACTGATCATTACAAAGATTAAAAACAACTTTTTGTCTATTAATTTGATCTTGAATGTAGGATGCGTATCCATATAATGCATAAGCATAATCAAAAAGCTCTTCTTGGTTTAGCTTTTTAACTTGTTCCATTTCCATATCTGCGGCTAATAGAAATTCTTCATGAAATGTAGCAAACTTTGTGTTTGTTTCATTAGTGAATTGATCTAGCTTGTCAAGAAAATTTTCAACGGTTTCTTTAGCTGTTTTCAATTTGTTCTCTCCATTGCTCGTCTGTGTCGGAATACTTCAATTCGATTAGGTCAATCTTGTTCAACTTGCACCACTCTATTTTATCTTCATCCTTGGCTTTTGCCAACACAAAATCTGCTTTTGTTTTGTGGAAAAATGGTGTGTATTCATAGTGTTGCTGACCGTGAACTTCAACGGCTAACATTATCTGTGGAATATAAAAATCTAAATACAGAACGCCTTTTCTGTGTCTTGGTGTGCTTCCCGGTAGCTTAACTTCTTCAAGTATTCTGTAGCTATGAAAGAGGGTCTTCAAGACTTCTCTTGCGCGAACGTGGTACTTTGATCTCTTTCGCTTGTCGTTGGCGGCAACAGAATATCCGTTTAAATTCCATACGTACTCTCTGCCATTTAAGCCTATAACCTTCATAAAATATCCATTCTATAAACTTAGCAAGTAATATTCCGGCGCATATATTCAATATTGTAACTAATCCCAAAATCCAAATCCTATTCCAGTTTTAGGGTCACGATAACTCCAGTAAGTTTTTTTTCTGTTTTTATCTCTAGGTGGAGGATTGAAGAAGTAGTATAGAAATACACAAGTCAATATAACTATAACAACGTTAGACATAAACTCATTATCATTCATTAACTATCTTCTTTAATTTCTTTTCGGTATTCCTTATGGTTTTCTTTACGTATTCTGTTAATTCATAATCCTTTTTGTAAACTTGGAGAGCATCTAATATTCTCCAAGCCTCGGTTTTAGTTATGTTTACCTGAGCCATTAAAATAATTCCTTAATTTTATCGTATATGAATAATGAAATATCTGGATTTTCATTTAAAAACTCAAGAGTATTATTAGCGCCTTGGAATTTAAAAAATCTTTCAACTTCTTCTTCTTTGTCTCCAACGTTATTCTCTTTAAGAATCTTTTGAATAACTGGGTTCTGAATATCATCCAATGCGCACTGAATTGTATACCAAGCTCCAGCAGTTTTGATTAATCTAAACTCACAAGCAATTTGTACAACTTCTTGTGTTTCATCTATTCCAACTCCGTACCTAATCCAACTTTCCGCTGTGCTATTAGGAGTTCCGCCAGCACAAGATGTTTTAATAGCCCAATTTGCTATTTGCCCAACGTGCGGGCCACTATCTTTTGGTACTTGCCATCTTCCACGGTGCGTAATAACCATGTTGGTTCCAGCTTGATACTGCAACATATTCCCACAGTCAGCCATCTTGGAAGGGGCATATGGAGATCCACCAGTGTTGGCAATATTATGAGTAATACATGTTAGTATAATCTTGTTCTTCATAAGTGTACCACTAATACGCTTAAAAAACATAGACAGCAATCTTGGCAGTGCGTTCCTCACACCTGTTCTAACCTCTCCCTCTAGCTCACAAGATGGAACCATGTTAGACAAAGAATCCGCAATAATTAAACATCCGGGATCGTTGTTTATGTAGTACTCGATAATATTAAGAAAGTCTTCTGCTGATAAAATTTTGTCATCAGTAGATTCTACAATTAAAATGTTATCTGACTGTAGACCTTTAATGCCATCGAAGTTTTGTCGAGACAATCTACCTTCTGTGTTGACGTAGATAACACGTTTTCCAAGAGATTGACACTTTGAAGCAAAATGAAGGGCGGTTGTAGTCTTACCGGACTTTGGATCGCCAGTCATTACTACAACACTTCCCTCCCTTAAACCGCCCCCAAGGGCAATGTCTAGAGCTGGAGACACGCCGATAACTTTAAGACTGTTAATAGCCTTCAGTACTTCGGTTCCACTCCTAACGACATCTCCGTATTTGCTAACAATTGAATTGCTTACAGCGTCACTGTTGAATTTATTTAATGCTTTTTTTTTGACTTTGCTCATAGGTTCCTCAGTTTGTTGAACATACTTTTCTTATTTGATGTGTATTGTGTTTTTCTTGTCTTAACTTCTTTTTTATCTTCAATAATGTTGTTTTCAACTGGTTTAATTTTTTCTTTCTTAGCTT